ATCGAAGAGCGGAAGAAAAAATCCGAAGCTGGCCGCTTAGGTGGCTTGAGCAGCGGAAAGACTCGAAGCAAACGCCAAGCACCCGCTTCAGCACCCGCTTCAGCACGAGCTACAGCGAATGCTGAAGGTGCGGGGGTTGAACTCCCGACCCGACCCGACCCGTATAGGGGTAAAGGTAGGGGATTACCTCACGGTACCCGTCAAGATCAGGAACCCCCCCTGAAATGCGAAGAACACACCAACAACCCCAACCCGCCACCCTGCGGCCACTGCGCTGACCAGCGCAAACAACACGACACCTGGGCGCAACACCACGCCCAAACCGCAGCCGCCGAACAGCAGCAGCGAGCCCGCGACCACGCCATCGCCCGCCAAGCAGCCATCGACGCCTGCCACCTCTGCGACCACACCGGCCACCACACCCCCCACCTACCCGACCGAGCCCGCCGAGGCGCCGCACTCGCCAGCGCCACCCTCGCCACACGGAGGACCGCATGACTGACCTGCACTGGTGCCCACCCTGCGCCACCCGTCACGGCGACGAGGGACCATGCCGCCCCGGTGGCGCCGCGACCTGGACCGTGGGCGCCACGTTCCGGGTGCGGCTGTCCGCCGACGTGGCCGCGCTGGCCGCCGAGCTGGGGTGCGACAACGCCCGGGCGGTCGAGGTGGCCGTGAGGTGCCTGGACCCGGACGAGGTGCGGGGCGTGCTCGCCGGTCTCGGACCGTCGTGGTCGATCGTGGTTGAGGCCGTCGATGACTGACCACGCCTGCGTCATCTGCCAGCGGCACCCGCGTGATCCGCGGATTGGCCTGGCGTGTCAGCCGTGCGCGGACCGGCTCGCGGGCCATCTCGCGGCGATCCCGGCGCTGTGGCTGGACGTGGCTAACCGCGATGACGCGCTGAGAGCTACGCAGGGCGGCCAGAAGGTCCGGGGTACACACGAGCACGCATCGCCGGTCAATCTGGCCGCAGTGGACGCCACAGCCGCCGCGCGGGCTGGTTCCGTCGCGGTCCGTGACCGGTCGCCGTGGCCGCAGGACCAGATCGGCGACCTCGCCGTCGCTACGACCCTCGACGACTGGGCGCGCGACATCGCGGCGAGCCTGGGGCATCGGCTGCCGGACCCGGACGTGGCGACGCTGTGCCGGTGGCTGGGCGACCGGCTGACGTGGGTACTGCGCGAGCACCCGGCCGTGGACGAGTTTGCCGCCGACGTGGCCGGGCTGTGGGGCGCGCTGCGCCGGCTGGCGGGGCTGACGGAGCCACGGCCCGAGCTGCTGCCCACACCGTGCCGGGGCTGCGACCTGCGGACCCTGTACCGCGAGGCGGGCGAGGACCGGATCATCTGCGGGGAGTGCGGGTTGCGGTACACGCCGGACGAGGATCTTCACCAGGACGCGACGGCCGATGGCGTTGAGAGATTCCGTGCCATCGGGTCGGCGCTACGGCGGGTCGCCGATGACCTAGGGCGCATCGCGGCGACGCTTCAGTCCTAATCACCCAACACGGCCACCGCACGCGCGGCGTGACCCCGGCGGCGTGTCGCATTAGTCGCGCTTGCGCCCCTGGTCACGATACGTTTTACTGCTCTTGATCGGTTCACGCTGCCCAACTTCCGGGGGGTGCGCGTGGACCTTGATGTATGTCTGCCCGCCGCGATGTGCGCCAGAGCGTGCCAGGTCAGCCGGCAGTTACTGCGGTCCTGGGTCCAGCGGGGACACCTTGTCGCAGCGGGCACCGAGCAGGGGCGGCCGGTGTATCGGCTGAGGGACGCGCTCAGCGTTGAGGCCAGGACCCGACGGTCACCACACAGCACGAGGCGCGCGGCGTGAGCCGCGCCATGCGTGTCTGCCCCACCACTGACTGCCCCAACCTCACCAACGGTGGCCGCTGCGACCACTGCCAGCAGGCAGCCGAGCAGCGCCGAGGCAACCGCACCGAGCGCGGATACGGTGCCGCGCACCAGCGGTTCCGTCGCGCCGTCCTGCGGCGCGACCCGATCTGCACGCTCTGCCACGCCGCACCAGCACAGCACGCCGACCACTGGCCCACCTCACTGCGTGACCTCCAGGCCGCCGGCGCCGACCCGTACCGCCCCGAGCATGGGCGCGGCCTGTGCCAGCGATGCCACAGCAGGGAGACCGCGCGGCATCAACCGGGCGGATGGCACGCCGAAAGAACATCAGCGACCCGCGACTGATCCCCGCGGGTAGGAAGCCCCGAGTCTCCCGGCTCGGGGCTTCCGTAAGACTGCTACCCGTCATCTGGCAGCCACCGTCCCCGCCACCCAAGCCGGAGCCGAGGCGACGCCGCTGGGTGGCCGGTCGGTGCCAGCGATGCGGAAAGGCATACGTGGCTGAGGACTACACGAACAGCGCGCGGTATTGCTCATCACTGTGCGCGCGGAGAGACGCCAAGAACCGTCGCCGAGCCCGTAAGCGCGATGCATTCGTCGCGGATGTCTACCGCGCAAGGATCTTTGAGAGGGACGGCTGGCGATGCCAGCTTTGTCGCCGCCCGGTTCGTCGGGATCTCGCAGTGCCCTCGTCGCTTGCGCCGGTAATCGATCACATCGTTCCCCTAGCTCGGGGCGGAACGCACGAGCCGGCCAACGTCCAGTGCGCGCACTTCATGTGCAACAGCATCAAGGGTCATCGGATCGCTTCAGGGATACAGCCGGCTTTGTTCGGGCGACTGGACTACTCGCAGTAGTCACGATGCCCCCACCCCTCCCGGGTGACCCCTCGGCAGATCTACGCCGGGACCGCGGGGGAGGGTGGTTTTTGCGCGTACGGGTTCCGAGGCTTTTTGGCCGGGCTAATTGTTACTGGCTGTAGTTGGTCGTTAAGGGGGTGACCGTCGATGCCTGGCCCAGCTCCGAAGCACGTCAGCACTCGGGCCCGCCGGAATAAGACCTCGACTGCGGCGACGCTTGTCCGGCCCGCACGGCCGAAGGTGCCGAAGCTGCCGAATCTCGATGGCGTCGAGTGGCATGAGCAGACGGTCGCCTGGTGGGAGGACGTGTGGCGCTCGCCGATGGCGCCCGAGTACGACCCGTCGGACATTCATGGCCTGTACCTGCTGGCGATATTGGTTGACGGCTTCTGGAAGAAGCCGCACTGGACCGCGGCGGCGGAGATCCGGTTGCAGCGCCAGTGCTTCGGCCTGTCTCCGATTGACCGGCGGCGCTTGCAGTGGGAGATCGAACGCAGCGAGGAGGCGCAGGATCGCGGCGCGCAGCGGCGGCGGCAGGCGAGTAAGTCGCCAGCTGAATCGTTGGCTGATCCCCGGTCGGTTCTGCGGGCGGTGTGAGTACGTTCCTCGTTCCCTCTTGGGATGAGGAGCCGTGGCCGACTCTGGGCCCGCAGGTTTGCGACTTGATCGAAGAGCGTGCGGTATTCGGCCCGGGGTCGCTGAAGGGTCAGCCGGCGAAGCTGGACCCCGAAAAGCGTGCGGCGCTTTACAAGGCGTACGAGCTGTATCCGCACGGGCATCCACTGGCAGGTAAGCGCCGGTTCCGGCGGGTGCGGTTGTCGTGGCGTAAGGGGACCGCCAAGACGGAGTTTGCCGCGTGGATCGCCTACGCCGAGTTGCACCCGGAAGGCCCGGTTAGGTTCGACGGCTGGGACGCCGACGGCAACCCGGTGGGGCGACCGGTCCGTGATCCGTACATCCCCATGCTTGCGTACACCGAGGAGCAGGTCGAGGAACTGGCTTACGGCGCACTGGTGGTTGTTGTGGCGGAGGGTCCAGACGCGGATCTGTTCGACGTTGGTTTGGATCGAATCCTGCGACTTGATGACCGAGGCCGAGCGGACGGCAAGGCGGTTCCGTTGGCCGGTTCACCGAATGCGCGCGATGGTGCCCGTACGACCTTCCAGCACTACGACGAGACGCACCGGCTGGACACTGCACGGTTGCGGGACGCCTATCACACGATGGAGGCGAATCTGCCGAAGCGTCCGCTGGATGAGCCGTGGTCGTTGGGGACCACGACGGCGGGCGTTCCGGGTGGCGGCAGTGTTGCCGAGGAGGACAAGGACGAGGCTGAGGCGATCGACCGGGGCGAGGTCGAGGAGCCGGAACTGTTCTACTTCCACCGGGAGGCGTCCGCGACTCACGATCTGACCACGACGGAGGGGCGGATCGAGGCGGTTCGGGAGGCGTCGGGCCCAGCGGCCGACTGGTCGGATCTGCGCGGGATAGCGAAGCAGTGGGACCGGCCAGGGGTCGACGGCGCGTACTTGGAGCGGGTGTGGCTGAACAGGTGGACGCAGGCTGGATCGCAGGCATTTGATGCCCAGCGATGGAGGAAAGACCTTCACCGGCCCGGTTTTGTAATACCCCGGCAGGCTGCGGTAGCGGTCGGTTTCGACGGTTCGCGGTGGCGGGACGTTACGGCGTTGATCCTGACGCATCTGGATACCGGGTTTCAGACGCGGTTCGCGTCCTGGGCTCCCGAGGAGTGCCCGGACGCCGAGGTTCCGGTGGGAGAGGTAGACGCCGCGGTTGAGGACATTTTCCAGCGCTGGCGGGTGATGCGTTTCTACGGCGACCCAGCCCAAGGCTGGGATGATCCGTTGGCCCGGTGGGCGGGCAAGCACGGGCCAAAGGTGGTCGCGTTGTTTTACACCGACTCCCGGAATCTGCGAAAGACGGCGACCATGTGTCGAACGTACGCGGCGGCCATCCGGGGCGGTGACGTCACGCACGACGGTGACGAGGTGTTCGCGCGGCATATTGCGGCGGCACAAAAACGCGACGTGAAGATGGTCGATGAGGACGGCGCGCCGCTGTGGGTCATGGCGAAAGAACGCCATGACTCTCCGAACAGGATTGACTGCGCGATGGCCGGCGGACTTTCGTGGCAAGCGCGTCTTGACGCGATCGCGAGCGGCCAGGATCGAGCAGATCAGTTGACGAGGGTTACTGGCCGGGTTCGTGGCCGCTGACACGATGAGGGGGCGCTGTGGCTGATGCCGTGGGGTCTCCGCAGTGGTGGTTGCGGCGCCTGTTCGCCCGGTTGCAGCGGCAGCGGTCGGAGTTTGAGCTGTTCGACGCCTACTACCGCGGCTCGCCGCCGCGTCCGCCGTGGGTGGCCGAGCAGGCGTACGAAGCCTTCAAGCGGTTATTGCACCTGACCCGCAGCAACTACATGGGCTTGGTGGTCGACGCGACCGCCGAGCGGTTGCAGGTCGAGGGGTTCCGTCTGGGCGATCAGCCGCAGGCGGACCGTGAGACGTGGGCGATCTGGCAGGCCAACCAATTGGACGACCAGGCCGACCAGGCGCTGCTGGAGGCGCTGATCGGCGGGTGTTCGTTCCTGCTGGTCGCGCCCGGCGACGGTGTGCCCCAGGTGTTCGCGGAGCATCCGACGCAGGCGGTGGTCGAGTACGCGCCGGGTACGGGTCGCCGGTTCCCGGCGGCCGGCCTGAAGGCGTGGGTCGATGACTGGTCGGGCGAGATGTGGGCGACGTTGTACCTGCCCGACGTGCTGTGCAAGTTCCGTACGGCCAAGCCGGTGAGCGGTCTGGCGCTCGATCAGTTGCGGTGGGAGCCGCGCGAGATCCTGGGTGAGTCGTGGCCGGCGCCGAATCCGTTGGGCGCGGTGCCGTTGGTGGAGCTGGCGAACAATCCGCGGCTGCTGAGCGGTGGCGTGTCG